AAAGACATCACGCAGCTTCCTTCTCGCCAAGGAATTGATAGGGCTTATTCCACTTGCCAACACCAAGATGGATATAAAAGGCAGTGTGGAAGTAATCGGTCATGGCATCTGACTTGTCAAACCATTCACGACCACCTTCAGCCTTCGCCGGGGCCAGCTTGATGATCTTCAAGACCTTCTCAAAGAACTCTTCGTGGCCGGGATAGGAGTGAAGGTGATATTCATTGATCTGGGCAGTGCCCCATTGATCAACAACACTACGAAAGTCTTGCTTACTGGAAGACATCACATTGACATCAACACCAAGATGACCAGAGCTAAGAGACACGCTGAACTTCACGTCAGGGAACTCAGCCTTGAGGGCCTTTCGGATTTCAGCAACTTCTTTAGCAGTGATATAAGCCATAACGAACTCTCCTGTTTCTCGACCTTATACTTACATCTTAACCGAGATTGGTTTTTTTGTCAATAGGAAATTATGCGGGAATTACTTCATTCCCAAACCGAGAAACATAAGTACCGTCTTCTCGGTAAACTTCCCGGCCATGGGCCTTATTCATCAGCTTGCGATACCACTGGAAATCGTCTTCTTCAAGAATGACCAGAGGGGCCTTCCCGGTTTCATAGGCGGCAACATATTGCTCCACCGTGAACCGCTTGATGAGTTGCTTTTTGAATTGAGACATCGTGATAGGAGCACCACGATACTTGAACCGGGCAATGAAGATTTCCTTGGGCATGTCAACCCGCGTAGGGTGACAGTTCTCAGGACCGTAGACTTCGCCGTAGGTCTTCTGGCCTTCATAGGGGCCATGATACATCAAGTAGCCGCCGTGGAAGGAAAATTGATCTTTGTCGAACTTCGTCATTGGGGTGTCTCCTTTTTCTTGACCTTATACTTACATCATATCTCGGATTTAGGTTTTAGTCAATAAAAAAAGAGAGTAATATTATTACTTTTTTCGGGACACCATTTTACTGGCCTGATACTCAAGCGCCCGGTCCAGAATCCTACGGGCAGCAGGGCTTTCTTCGGCAACAATAGCAAGGACTTGGGAAAGGCCAGAAATGGCTCCGTCCATGCCGCGATCTTCAACAAACATAATAGCTAGGGTCTCTGCCTTCTCTTCAATCTCATTCTCAAATTGAATTTCAGAAAGATCGTACATTTGTGCAGCCATTTCCGTTTTCCTTTCGTTATTGTTTCATAATAACAGAACAAAGGTCTGGTTGTCAATAGGCATGTATGCCCAATTTCTCACGGGCAATAATGTAGTCTTTCACAACATCACTTCTCAGGATGTCATCTTCAGTGAACTCTACAAACTCAAAATTGTTTAGCGTATGGATGATTTTCATGAAATCATGAAGACCACTTCTCTCGTCCTCGAACCTCAAATCACTTTGACGAAAGTCACCACAAAAAATTATACGGCAATTTTCACCAACCCGTGTGAGGATTGTATCAAGCTCTGAAAAACTCATGTTCTGACATTCATCAATCACGATGATCGAATCCCTGAACGTCATACCACGCACATAGGACGTAGTAATAAACCTGATATTGTCACGGGTTTTGAGGATTTGATAAGCATCTCCGCGATCAAACAGTTCGGTGCAGAGTGCTTGATACGGTTGTTCAAAGATTTGGTTCTTCTCTTGCTCTTTACCGGGCAAGAAACCAACGCTTCTTGATGGAACCGCGCTTCGCACGATAGTCACAGAATCATATTCGGAGTAGTTAGTGAAAATTTCGCTGAATGCGAGATAGAGAGAAATGAAAGTTTTACCTGTCCCTGCCATACCATGTAGGAGCAGATGTTTACCGTTCTCAAAAGCAGAGAACGCTACCTCTTGGTTGAGGGTTTTTGGTATCACACTATTAAGAGTGAGACCGTTCTTTTTTTGTCCTTGTACGCCTACAATATTTTCCTTTCCTAACAGATTTTCGTTACGCAGTTTACGCTTTTGTTTTCTGGAAAGTTTGATAGTCATCCAGAGTCCTTTGTTGGTTGATCAGGACATTACGGAATATCAATTGTGCTACCGGGACTCCCATCCTTGATTTTTTTCAATACTTCTTTGAATCCGTCATCGACTTTAATGCCGCCAACGCCTGATACAATGTTGAGTTTGGAATTTTCCCACACACGAACGATGTGGGGGTTTTCAGCCAACAGTGTTTCGTATGCAGAAATTGTCATAATTTCTTCATACGTTTCGCCTGTTTCTTTATTCATTAAAGTGTATGTTGGCATATCAGTATTTAGGCAATCAGAGTTCTTACAAATTGACCAAATCACCGAAAGCTTCGTTGACTAGCTTTGGTGTAATGCCCTTCACAGGCAACTTTTTGTCCTTCACTGAAAGGATCAGTTTGGCGTCTTCGGGGTCAATGCTCTCTAGGAAGCTCACAAACAGCATCTCACGTCTATTCGGCTTCAGATTATCATTACCACCCTCTACGAACAGATACAGCTTCCGTGCCTCACTGTAGAGCCAATAGCGGCTTTCGTCGTATTCATTGGGTTTGTAAGGCGGCTCACCTTCTGGCAACAGAAACTTGATATTGCTATCCAGCGCATATTGCAGGACTATCCGAAGGGCGGAAGAGTCATACTGGCGAAGAAAGTCAATCTTCTCCTGCCGGGTCCTCAGTTCAGAGGCTTCTTTGATGATCTCACTAATTGTTTTCTTTGGCATGTGTATCTCCTAAAATTCACTCATTGATTCTGTTAAGTTCTTGAGGTTGTGTTCCATGAAATAGTCAAGCAGCTTACTCCTGTTCTTCCCGGCTTCCGCCTTATATTGTTTGGTAGTCTCTTCTTTAATCCACTCAGGAATCATATCAAGGTCAACCAGTTTTTCATTGCGTTGCCAGTTACGAAGTTGATCTTCTGTGAAAACATCTTTTGGTTTCAAACCACCGTCAAAATTCAACAGTACTTCATCAACCCATTTCTGATAGATCGGGCTTTGTCTTTTTCCGTCATCCAAAAATACATCATCATCTGACTTGATATTCGGCACCCCATCAGTATCATCGCCCCGCATGATATGTTCGATCTTATATGCCTTTGCATCTTTCACATCTAACCACACCTTCTGCACAGGGGAATATTGCTTGACGTTGCGATAGACCTGTAGTTGTTTGAAATCGTGGTCTCCTGAGAGAATCAGAATAGGTTCTTTTGTGCCACCAAGAAACTTGGTCCCATACTCATGACAGAATGAGGCAATGATGTCATCTGCTTCTGCATGATCCATGTGAATGACGCGGTAAGGAAAATTCTCTTTCACCTCTTCGCGGATTTTGTTGAAGATGGTGTATACCCGGTCCCAATCCACGTCAGACGCCTTCTGATTGGCCCTACGCTTCGCTTTGTAGTAAGGAAACACGTCTTTGCGCCACGTCTGGCGACCATCACAACAGATGATAAGTTCACCATACTCACGGCGAAACTTTACAAGGTTCAAACGAATGCTGTTGAGAACCATGTGTCTGAACATGTCCTCTTCAATTTCTTTGATTTTCTCTTTGTGAATGCGAGCCATAAGAGCGGCCACCATCACCTGATTCATATCCAACAAAATCATAATCAATCCTCTTCTGGGGCATTTACCTCTACGTTTGCCGTAGGTAAGCTCATAGGAGCTATCACAAAGCCTTCCAATAGAGCAGATGGGTCAAATGCCTGTGGTGTTCTTATTGGCTGTTGTAATGGGTGGGAAAAACCATGAAGCTCATAGAGCATGGAAGTCAACGCCTCCATGACCAACGTGATTGATCTGGCAGATTTCTCTTCGGTGATCGGATATCCCATATTGACAAGATGTTTAATCATATGACCGACAATTTCATCCACATCATACTGTATTTGTTTCATCTCAAACACACGTCTGGATTCAGCAATTGTTTTATCATCTGCCTCTTCCTCTGGGTGGGGTCTTGCAATCACAGGAAATTGAATTACGTTATCGAACGGGTTTTCTTCAGACATATCACTCTTTCTGTTTTACCCTATATTTATGCTGTTTCAAACACCAGCACTTCAGACTCAGGAATCTTTCGGTCAGAAATTTTATCTCTCATAGAAGTCAGAAAAGCATTCCATTGTCTTGCTCTCCCATCCCACGAATAAAAGGTATCCACATAATTTTTCATTGTGCGTAGGCGGTTTTGAGTAAACTCATCTCCATAGTGAGCAATAGCAGCCTCACAGACATTGTAAAAGGTTTGTGCGTGTTCTCTCTTGTCCTCACTATACTGGTACATCATAGTCATGTTAGCAGCCGTTTCAGGGAGGGCAGCATAATTAGAGTGGACACACATCAACTGAGCAGACATACTCTCCATAAGCGTCAGACAAGAGGTCTCAGGCCATGTAGATGGATACGCTAGGATGTGTTGGTTCTTAAGAGCCTCACGAATCTCTTCGTTGCTTACGGCCCCGTGATAAGTCATCTGATCATGTCCGTCAATCACCTTGAAGATTTCCTTGAAAGGCTCATCTCTTTGCGGCCAACCATATAGGTTGAATGATGAATACACGTTGAAGTGAATGTTGTCATACTTCTTTGCAAGCTCAAGGAACACTGATGTTGCAATATCCAGTCCACGATGGGGAGTAGAAAAGTACACGAAGTTAAGTCTATCAATTGGCTTTTCATGATCTTCAATAGGTTCAATGGCATTCTGGATCACAATACACTTTGACCAAGGCAAACCATATGCATTGATGTAGGCTTGCATCTGCCAATTCGATACGAACACATAACGGTGAAACAGTCTGTGGTTAGCCCTGTCAGAAAGAAACTCCGACTCAGGATCACCCGGAAGGTCATGACACCAGAAAATACGAATGAGATCATCCCTCAGTTCACGCTTCCGAGAACATACGATCTGAAAATCCTTGAGCAGTTCTTTGTCTGCTCTATCGAAAAGGCCATGGGCAAGCAACTCGGTGCCGCCCATAGCTTTCTCTGTAGTCTCATTACGTTTCAGTTCACCAGCAGTAATTTCCATTACAGAATACCCTCAAGGTGTTCTTTGAGTTCATCAATTTCTTTTCGTTGGTCTTCCGCATCGCCCGTCAATTGAACATAATTGATCTGACGTGGCTTATACAACGCAAAAAGAATGGCATCACGAAGATTGTTCATAGCTTCATAAATCACCAACGCTTCATCAGGAAGTTCAAGTGATTCAATCTCTTCAAAGTCAGCATCCGGGTCTTCAACAACCTCAAAAGAAATCATACTGTCGATCATAAATGACCGCCACGCGCCTTTCTCCAAATCCCACACATTAATCTGATCAGGGTTCTTTGTCTTAGGCGCTTCTTCGTCACCGCCATCTTCACGCGGCGGAAGAAGTTTTTGATTGAGAGTGCAAAGCATCTCTCGCTCACTTCCATCTTTCTTCGTGAAAACGACCTTCACAACATTTTCTTTTAAGATATAACCAACACTCTCACGCGCCAGCACTTTTTCTTCTTCACTCATTACAACATTTTCTTTTAAGATATAACCAACACTCTCACGCGCTAGCACTTTTTCTTCTTCACTCATTTCACTCATTTTATTCTCCTAAAAATATTCAGCCAATTCTTTATAGCCACCAATGTACTTATTCTCAACCAAGACACATGGAAGTGACTTGGCACTTGGAAACAGACGAAGTAAATCCTCACGGGAAATGTCTCCCTGTTCCCCAACCTGCATTTCGTAATAGTCAATTCCCTTTGACTTTAGCAATTCCTTTGCCCTCGTGCAGTACCCACAGTTTTCTTTCGTGTATAGAACAACGTGCATGTGATTTCCTACTCATCTTTTGAAAAAATAATCAGTAACAAATAGATAGGCCAAAACAGAATCAACAACGTATGGACAACAACCATAAGAACTGGCGCTTCTCTCATAGATTTATAGTGGTCTGGGTATTTTTCTTTAGAGTATTCGATAGTGTATTCAGTCAGCCACAAAAAGAACAGCACACCAGCAACCCAAATGAACTTAGAGAAGATTACGACCGACAATTTTTCCACCTATAAATTCGTTGTAGTAGTCTTCTCTCAACAAAACTTCCAAATCTATCTGTGCTTTCATTTCATAATAAGCACATTCTGTTTTGTTGTTACAGATACGAACAATACTTCGCTTAAAATGTTCTTCGCCATTGATGCGAAGGTCTTCAAGCAATTCCTTATTTGATCCGTAGTATTTCTTCCAATCACTTTCACTTTTGACAACCTTACGATTTTTTCTCCCGGCAACCTTGCGCCGTAAGACCTTCCAGAAAAATTTCTTTCCAATATACTTTCGGCCTGTTAGCGTGTTCTCAACACAGTACACGAAACCGTAAGCTTCTTCTGGAATATCTTGTGTGTCAAAAGGTTTTCCATCAAATAACCAAGGGTTAGGATACATCCCTACATTTACACTTATCAAAATGCCAATTTGTCATTGGTGCTATAGCTCCCGTTTTCTTACAGTGTGGACAAGTTACTTCAGGAAACTTTCTACCTTTATTAGCCTCCGAAATCTTACGCTTGGTATCATCAGAACGTGTTTTCCCAACCCAATATCCAACATTACCTTTATTAGCCTCTGAAATCTTCTGTTTATGTTCTTCAGAAAACTTTTTCCCACGTTTAGTCTCTGAAATCTTCTGTCTTATATCTTCTCTCTTTGATGGGTTATTTTCACCCGAAATATCTGGTCTTTTTCTTCCAGTCAAAGACTGTGAAACCTTCCGCCTAGAGTCTTCACACATCCTCCCCCCATACCCACCTTCACGTAGATTATATGATCTACCGTCCCGAACCAAAGCCTCATCAACAAGACGCTTTTCTTCAAGATAAGCACTGTCAGCATCATCAAAAGAAGCTAAAATTTCTCTGGTAAAATTTTCTTTCCCGTGTTTTTTCAACGCTCTCTGAATCAATATACCAGACCCCATATAGCCATCATTCAAATCATCAGTTTTATGAACCCCAATATAGTACCTACCATTGACATTATTAGTTACCCTATAAACAATAAACATAAATCCTCCATTGTATTTGAAAGTATTTATGCATTTAGGGTTTTCATAACTCAATCTTTTTTACCCATACGCCTTTCTTCTTGAAAATCTCATCTGCGATTTCCATATTTTCTCGCCATCTTTCGGGTGTCTCTCTGTTCGTAGTGATCACGCCAATAATACCAACGCTTACGATTGCCTTGGCACACTCCTTACAGGGAGACAAACCGGACACGGCCATCACTGTGTTCTTCAGGGAAATACCTTCATAGCTGGCATTAAAGATACAGGACATCTCAGCATGGTTCATATAATCCAGCTTGCGGCCACCGCGAACAGAAAGCATTTCAGGATCGTCATAGATACCACGAGGGAACCCATTATACCCCTGTGCAATCACACTACCATTTTCAGTGACACAAATTGCACCAATCTTTGTGGCGTCTTTAGACCACTCAGAAAACTGTTTGGCTTTCTCAAGATATCTTATCTGCCACTTCGGGTCTTCCCACTTGTGTTGATAATACGGTGCAATTTCAGCTTTGCCACATAAACCCCCATGAAAATCAAAAGGGTCTTTTGCACTTCTACCTTCCCACCACAATCTATCAATATTCGTCGGATTCATCTCCGTCACCCCCCAAAAGATCATGAATGTCTTCTTCTGTCATCAAGTCTGCACCACAGAAGGGGCAATATTCGATGTGATCTGTCACATCAGCATCCTTGATTACAATCACTGCCTCATTACCACAACCTAAACAGTGAATGTCTTGTCGTCTCATTAGAATTTCTTTCCGTGCTTGTAAGGTCTTGTTTTATTATATTCAAGTTTTGCATTCACAATTTCACCAATTGGAATGTCATGTGCTCCGCACCAGTCAAGAAGACGAATGATTGCATCTGCAAGCTCAACATCTTGTCCACGATATTGCGGAAGTTTGTCATCGGGTACATCACCATTCCTAATAGCTTCATACGCTTCGATGATCTCACTCATCACAAGAAGCATTGCCTGATCAAAAGTCTTACCACCATCATCCCAGAAACCCTTTTCTTTATTGTTCTGGAAAATCTCAACGGCCATCTCATCAAGCCAATCGTATTTAGTCATATGGATAAATCTCCGTTACTGTTGCGCCGATCATTGAAATATCGGCATCTGCGGTTTCAAAATCTAGGTCTTCAAGTTGAGCTTCACGATTGCGTATCATCTTGAGTGCAATAGCCTCGGCTTGCTCTTCGGTTTCTGCTTCAACAAGGATACACCCGGTCACAGGAACAGTTGCCTCTGCGGCAATAATGACTTCCCATGATTGAAGGTCTCCTTCATCAAGACCCCAATGGGGATCATATTTATCACGAATAACATCAGCGGCATTACCGTAACCATCCATGTTGGCAAGGTCTTTAAGCTCTTGTGTGGTTGGAGTCTTACCAGTCATTATCGCCCCCAACTTTAATAAAGTCAGCAGATTCAGAATAGTACCCGTTACTTGTACCGAACCAACGAATAGTCACAGACCCTTTGATGGTGGCAAGCTTATAGAACGTCCAAGTATAGCTCTCAGGGGTATACCCATCATCTCCACGATAACTTTCTGGCAATTCAACCATCATAGGAGTATCATCACTATAAGAAACTTCTTCAGCCTGAAGAATAGGAGAACCAACAAGGTCTTCAAGATCACCAATAATCTCTTCAACCCAAACAGCCTCACAACAATCGTCGCGGTGATATTGCTTATAGACATCACCGCCTTCGGCATAGAAGTAAAGCTCATCACCACGATTATCGACCTTCGTCAGAGTCTTGCCAACAAGGTCATCAAAATCACTACTATATCCCATTACAATTTCACTCCTTTGAATGTGTTTTCATCAACATCTTTCTTGATACCACCAGAAACATAACTGGTAAGCTCAGTCTCTTGTGGTGCGACTTGCACCTCTCTCCCGGCAATCCACTTCTCAGTCCATGGGAGTGGATTGGAACCACCCTTGTAGGGGCTTGTGAGCCCCAGAGTAGTCATACGCTTGTGTGCGATCCATTCAATGTACTGGCATAGAAGTTCCTCACTCAGACCGATCATAGACCCGTCCTTGAAGAGATACTTGGCCCA